TATGTTCTATATCTCTTAATAATTCTCTAGCTGAATCTAATGCTATTTTAAAATCATTATCAAACACTTCTTCAAGAGTTTCTTTATCATAAGTAACACCCTCAACGAAATTGTCAGAGGGTAATACAAGATGACCATAGCCAATAGTAGCGAAACCCAGACTATCGGAATACACAGTATCCCTATACCCCTCATGTTGTTTAATTCGTTCTTTGATTTCTTCCATAAGTTAGTCTTCCAATGTTTTAATATATTGATAAATTTTATCATAATAAAGCAAGTGAGTATGTGGTGTGGAGGTAATACCCACTTGCAAATGCTTTTATATCAATTTTTGATTAGTCTATCAATAGTGTTATTTAAACTGTTTTCCAGTTACCCAAGAAACTAAAGAATTTCTTTCTCCTTTAGTTACAGGTTTAACTTCATGCAAAGTATAAGATGGAAATAAAACTAATGTTCCTTGTTCTTTTTTCATTTCTGTTCCTTTTTCATCTTCATATAAAATTAATTCTCCACCCTCATATTCTTTAGGGTCAGTAAGTTGAATTGATAGTGATAGTTTTCTTACAATATTATCTAATGATCTATCAGTATGTTTTCCATATTTTCCTGTTGGTGCTTTATAATTTGTAAATTGTAATCCCTCATTTAAACCAAAAATATCAAATTGAAAAAATCTTTCATTAAGATTTAAAACAATATCTGTTATTTTTCTAAATACCCATTCAAGATTATCAGTAGAATGTAACCAAGTTATGTTGCTTAATCTTATATCTGTGTTTCCCCTTGTAACACCTTTTGATAAATTTTTTTCTTTTGCTGTTTTAATTATTTTTCTACATTCTTCTTTAGTAAAAACATTTTCCCAATAAGCATAAGCATAAACTTTATCTAAATAAAAATTCCAAGATGGATTATTAACTTTTTTCATTTTTTAAATTCATACCAACCTGTAATGATATATTTGTCTTCGTCAATAGTTGTATGTCCTTTATGTGTAAAAGTCCAATCAGCACTCCAAATAAAAGTTAATCCTTTTTCTGGTTTTACTTTTAATTTTTGATAATACCATTCTGTTTCTCCACCTTTTTTAACATCATTAAGATAAGTCATAAAAACTAAATGTCTTTTACTTGATGCAATACCAGATGTTTCAGAGTGCCAATGATGAAATGCTTGACCGGGTTTATATTTTTGAATGTTAAATTTTTGTTCTATTCCCCAATTCTCTACATTTTTATTACAAAATTTATATTTATCTTTATAAAGACTTAAACATTGTACTAATTGATTAAAATATAATTGTAAAATTTTATTGTTTTCAATTTCGTTGATATGTATTCCTAAATCTAAACTATCTTTTATAGATTTATCAATACCATTTCTGGTTTTACCTATTGTCTTATCGTTTGATATTTCAAATAAATTTATTAAATTATCACAGATAGATGGATTATTTATATAATATCCATCAATAAAATTGTTATTATTATTTAAACTATATTCTCTCACACCACAATTTAATATTTATTATTTTAAATCCCAAGTTGTTGTTTCTTCATTCCACACATAATAATTATGATTATCAATTTGTTCTTGAGTTAATTTTGGTTTAGAAATAGGTGCTTCCCATAAACAAGTTGTTTCATTTAATATCCAACTATTAAAAGGTTTTGGTGGAATAAAAGCATCTCTTGTTTGATCATAACTAAATCCAATACCAGCATAATTTTTTCTAAATGGAGTTCCATTATCTAAATGTTTTCCACCAAAAGTATTATAAGATGTTTGTTTCCAAACTGCTCTATCTCCATATAAATTTTGTAAAAACTCAACACCAGCTTGTTCAGTTATTGCAATATCATTAGATACTACTTCAACTCTTTCAACTATATTACCAACTCCTAATTTACAAAAATGTGCCATTATCCTGTGTAACTCCCTGATGCTGTATATGTTAATATTGTATCTGAACCTGATGTTGAAACTGTTGGACTTCCTGTTGTTGTGCCTGAATAATTTGCTGTTGGCATTCTTAAAATAACAACTCCACTTCCACCATTTCCAGCACTAGCATCATGTCCTCCACCACCGCCACCACCTGTATTTACAGTTCCATTATCACCGGGATTAGCATTTCCTTTGCCTCCATCTCCTCCACCTCCCGTTCCACCTGTTCCTGCGGGTAAATTATCTTTGCCAGAGCCACCACCTCCGCCTCCTCTAGCAACTGATGAACCTGTTATAGAAGAAGATAAACCATCTCCACCATCTCCTCCAACTGATGTAGTTCCGTTAGAACCAACAGCAGATGCACCTCCGCCTCCACCACCACCTAATTGTCCTGAACCACCAGCACCATTTCCACCTGAAAAACCTTGATTTACAGTTCCTGAACCACCAGAACCACTTGATGAACCAGAACCCCCTCCACCACCAGAACCTCCTGATAATCCATTATTTGATGAATAACCACCTCCTCCACCTCCTGAAGATGTTATATCTGTAATATCTGAACCAGAAATTGAACTATCGTTTCCAGTTGTTCCTAGACCTCCGGGAACACCAGAGGCTCTACCAGAACCTCCGCTACCTACTGTGATTGTATAAACTATTCCGCTATTTAATGTTAAACTTGTTTCTGAAGAACCGCCTCCACCAGATGATTCTGTTGAATATGAATTTCTATAACCTCCCGAGCCTCCAGCACCACCTTCTGCTCTACCACCACCTCCGCCTCCAGCAATAACTAGAAAATCTGCTGTTGTAGATTGTGGAACTTCATCAGTTACATCATCATCTACTGTTGGAATCCAACCTTTTGTTGAACCTGAATATACAAATCTAACTGATTGACCATTAATATCATAAACAGGATTAGGAGAAGAATAACCTTGAAAATTTAAACTGTTTTGGTCTATTGTAACATTATTTGTTCCCCATGTTCTTGCGTAATCTACTAATTCTATTGTATCACCAACTGATGCTGAAGCTGGGAAAGTTACAGTACAGGCATTTGAAGTCGTATCAATCCAATAACCATTTCCAGCAGTAGCTGATAAAGTTGTTCCTGTTACAATACTTGATTGCCAAGAAGTACCACCAGATACATCTCCAAAAGATAAATTACCAGCACCATCAGTTTTTAAAACTTGATCTGCTGTTCCATCTGAAGTTGGGTGTGATAAACCATCTATAATAACTTTACCTGTTCCATCAGGTGTAATTGAAATATTTCCATTTGATGCTGATACGATTGAATTACTATTAACATCTAAGTTTCCACCTAATTGTGGAGTGGTATCATTTACAATATCAAATACTACTGTACTATCTAACCAATTAACTGTGTTAGCTGAATAATCTAAAGTTGCTAAAGAAATATCATCTGAGCCATCATAAAATTTTAAAGTAGGTGTAGATGCTGAAGTGGTATCTAACCAAATCGTTCCAGCAACTGCTGAACTTGGTCTTGATGTACCTGAATTAGAAGTATTAATAGCTTCTAAAACAGAGTTTAAATCTGACCTAAATGCTGGAAAAGTTTGATTGGAGATGTCATAATCGTGTTGTGCCATGATGCGTTTATACTCCTTTTAAAAGCCTTTTGCAATATAATCAAATGTTCTTGATACTGCTGTTCCACCTGAATTTTTAAATGTAACATCAAAAGAATCTATAGCTTTGTTTTCAACTATAAAAAAATCCCCAGTAGCCATGTCTTCGGCTGTGATGCCCACAGCATAACTTGATGTTTTAAATGGGTTTGTAAATGTTACAGTATATGTTCCAGCACCAGATGTTATATCATTTCCACTAAATATTCTATCTTCCATATCAATATCAATAGATAATCCCGTTATAACAGGTGTTGTTAATTGATCTCTTGAAATAAAATAAGCTCTAAATTTAAAATATCTAGCTGTATAATCTCCAATGACAAAGTTTTTAAAATCAGTATATGTAACTCCATCATCTGACAAAGCTATTTCTAAATGAGCATTTGAGTTAGATGCGTAATCGCCATCAAATGAACCAGATTTTGAATCAAATAAACCACTAGCACTATCAAATAAATCTGTTGGGTCTTCTGCAAATTGTGTAATTGTTGCTGTAACTCTAACTGTATAAATAGCACCTATATCTACTGGTGCAGAAAATTCATAAATACCATCTAAATCAAGATCAGTAAGTCTTAATTGATTACTAGATAATGTTAAATTTGTTTTACTACCAGAAAATGTTGGGTCTTCACTTTGAGTTGCAACTGAATTAAAGTTTCCAATGCTTGATATTTTGGTTACTATATTTGTAGCATTAATTGAAAAGTTACCTAATTTATCGACAGCTTTAATTAAATATGTTCCTGTTCTAGCTGGTACAGAAATTGAAGTTGCTGGTCTTGATACTTTTTCAATTAAAGAAACACTATTATTCCATTCTGCATCACTTGTTAATGTTGAATAACGAACTTGATAGTGTGAAAGGTCTACATCAGGTATCTGTTCCCAATTTAAGTGAGCCTCTGAACCAATAATATTACAACTAAAATCTGTTACATCAGATGGTGGTTCTGTACTTCCTACAACAGTATGTTGTGCAGTTACATAAGTTGATGAAACTTGGAGAGTATTTACTGCTTTAACCCTTACATTATAAACACCTTGTTCTTTAACATTTAAAACTCTATGATTTAAACCACTACCTTGTGCATATATAATATAATCTGAATCTGTACTTAATTTATATTCAACTTGGTAATAATCAACAAAACTATCAGTACTTGCACCTATAGTTATATCTAAAGCAATAAGTGGTGTTTGGTTATATTCAATTAAAGTATCTCCTAATGTAACACTTGCTGGTGGTTGGATTGTGAATGGATTAGGTAAAGTTGTAGTTGGTACTGTTGGTGCTTGTACTTTTGTTGCCCAAGTATAATGTGAATCTTGATGTTCTACTAAAGTTAAAGATACTGTGAAATCTTGATTAAAAGTCATTCCTAAAATTCTAAAAGGTTTAGCAGAAAATCCTAAAGAAGAATGTGTAACATTAACTATATCTCCAATATTTAACTCATAACCTTTAAAAGTTACATTTAATGTTAAACCGATTGCCTCTCTTGATCTTCTCAAAATAACTTCTGCCATTTCTTCTGCTTGATATTGAGAAGTAAGTGTAGGAAATTGAAATCTACCCTCTAATAAAAATCCACCATCAGCAGTTTTCATAGTTGCATGGCGATCTGAACTTGGTAATCCCGAATCATCTATTGGTGGAAACTGAACCTCATCAACTTGATAATTTTTTGCTGGATTTACAAATGAAGCAATAACTCTATTAAACTTTTCATTTTTAGTAGGAATAGCTAAACCATAACCACCTATAATATCATCTTCTGTTAAAGTAATAGATGCACTTCCTGTTGTTTCTATAATTAAACTATACTTACCTTGTGTATATGGAATATAACCTCTGCAACCTTTTATAAGTTCTCTTAAATTATCAATTAAAGTTCTTGAAGTATCAACTGCTGTATTAGTGTCAAAAATATTTATATTACTTCCACCTGAATATGGCTCTACTTGTGTAACGCAAACTTGTGAGGCATCATAAAAGGATTGTAAATCTATTTCGCTTGTTGTTAAACCTTTTCCATATCTAGTATTAGTTAAATAATCTAATATACACCATGCTGGATTAGTTTGATAACTTGCAGATTGTTCTACTAAACTTGCATTATATGTTTTAACTTTCTTACCTTGTATTTTTGCTTGTACCTTAGGCATACCACCCCAAACATCTTGATTCCATTTAAACTTTAAAGCTAAATAACAAAGACCTGATAATTTATGATTACTTCCCCAAGATGATAAACCTGATAATAAAGATGATGCTGATTGACCATCTGTTCCATAATGTGGTTCTACTGTAACTAAACTAACTCCATCTTTATAATAATTAGCATCAGAACTATTAACTGTAACTTGTGTATTATCTGCTAAATCTCCTGACCATGTAACTGCTTGGTCATCTATTAATATTTCTGTTATATCGTTTATCTCTCCCTCTGATAATACTAGAGCAATATATAAAAATTCATTATCTGTTCCTGAACTTTCTACGAAAACCCTTGAGCCACCAACTAATCTTTCTCCATAAATTACAGGAATATTGATGTCGTTTGATTGTTTATTAACTAATAAACCTTTTTCAAAATCATCAAATGCGTTAGTTCCAAAATCTTCAATTTCTGGTGTTTTTGGTCTTAATATCCAAGATAAAAATAAACTTGCACCTAATTGAATTAAAGGGTTTTGAAACCATGTAAATTTTTTAAGTATTTTACTTGCACCTGTAACTTCTCCAGCTTTTTCTAATATCGCACCCATTAGTTATGAAACTCCCTTTTATATTTTTTTGATATTCTATAAATATTATTATTGTCATCTAATCTTAACCAATTAATACATTGATTAACTTTTAAATAATCTTTAAAATAATTATAAACCCAGCCCATAACTTCTCTTGCATTTTTAGATATAAGAATATCATATAACCATAAATTAGTTCCACTTTGCCATTTATTTTTTTTAATCATACCTTTTGATTTGTAATTATCTTCTTCTTCTTTATTTATAAATGCCCAATTAACGAAACCATAAATACCTTTATCATCTTCAAATATTTTATATTGTCTGCAATTTATTGATGGTAAAACATGATAATACACATCATCATTAGTATTATTTTTATATTTGTTAAATGTTTTATAAAAATTAATAATATTATCCATTATGCTCTACCCCATTTAATATCACTAATTATTTCAGAAGAAAAATCCATACCAACATCTGTACTAAAAAATCTTTGTTGTGAAGTATTGTTTGTTTTACGACCATTCTTTTTATCAAAGTCTGCCCAATGTGATACGATAGATAAAGATACATTACTTTGTTTATCAGATTCTTGAATAGAGTAATTTTCAATATTTCCTTTATAAAGTAGTAAAGGGTCAGCAATTAATGTATTATCATCAGCTAATAATCCTCTATAAATATCTACTGTGTCGTTTGTTACATTTTCATTTAAAACTACTGATATAAATGTTTGATCTGCACCTGATAAAGTTAATTTTAAAGTAGCTTTAGTTAAATCTGTCTGTTCACTATGGTCGGATATACCCATAATAAAATCACTAGAAGAATAATTAACTGATGAGCCTGAAACTGATGATGTTAGATCAAATGAGCAATCTGTTATATTAACAGGAGTAGAAAAACCAATAGTAATAAGATGAACAGGCCTAATATCATTAGTCGCTAGTTCGTTCTTTATCGCTGTTGTCAGGCTTCTCGTCATATTGTTCGTAAGTTGTTTGAGTTACACTTTCTGTACCTTTTAACATAGTATATTCAAATTTGCTATTAGGTTTCTTGTATTCTTTAAGATCGTTAATACTAGCATCTATTTGATCTTCATTCACAATAACTTCGGCAATAAAATCGGCAGTTATCTTGTGTCTAATAATATATTTTTTCATTAAAGTGCTTCTTCTACATCAAATTCAAATTGATATAAAGCATTACCATCTTTATCTGCACCAGCTACACCAAACTCTTGAACATCATTTGTTAAGTGAACTGTAAATGCAACATTATCATAAGTTATATCTGATGAAGAAACTGCTGTAGTTAAAGGTGGCTCAATAGTTAGAGTGCCTGTAGAAATATCTGATTGATCTGCAACGACCATATAAACTTTATCGTGATTATCAAATTTAATCATATCTCCAGCTTTTAAAGTTCCTGAACCTGAACCACCTAATGTAATAGATGTATCTCCAACACTTGCTGTACCATTTGGTGTACCACTAGCAGTACCTCTAGCATCTTCTACTTCTGGTGGGATTATAGTAAAATTTTCTTTGCCTGATCTTTGTTTAATTATAAATGCCATAAGTTCGCCATAAACATCACTTCTTTTTGCTGTAATTACTCTAGCAGTAAATCCCCATCTTTGGCCATCTATTTGTCTAGCAAGTTTCTTACCAGATACAGTTTTTGAGATAATAGTATTTTGAATAGACTTTATTCCTAAAGATTCAAACTTAGCAGTAGATATTGGAAAAGCACCTGACATTAGATTAA